GACTCGCCGTGCGCACGATGACTTGACCTGTTTGGTCGTACACCACACAAGGAAGCACCGGGACGGCGAGTCCGCCGGATACGCCCTTCGTGGCAGTAGTGCGATATATGGGTGGGAAGATACGCTAATCACAATACGCAAGGAGTCGGCTGAGGAAAACCGCTGTCCAAGGTCAATAGGGGTTTCGCATCGTGATGCGACCCCTCCCGACCGAAGGAAGTTTTTGCTTGAAGCGACCGGGGGTGATGGGGTAAAATTGAACTTGGTTAGCGATGCCCCTGTTCTGGTGGCGAAAACAGACGATTTCGGATTTTAGGAGAAAAACATGGCGCTAATTTCACTGACTGGCCTTTGGAAGAACGAAGACAAGGACTACCTGTCTGGTACCCTTGGCTTTGGTAAGATTTACATTTTCAAGAACAAAAACAAGAAAAGCGAAAACTCGCCAGACTACAACCTTGTGATTGCTAGCAGGGATGATGACGACAACAAGCTGGGTGATGCCAATTCTGACACCGACCCTGACGACAACCCTGACGACAACGTTGACTTCTAGGGGGTGATGCTTGGGGTATAAAATTAAACCCATGAACGGCTACATCATCTTCGAGGAGTTCAGGATTGACAAGAAGAGCCTGATTCATCTTCCGGATAATGCAAAAAAGCCAAACAGCGTATACTACGGAAAGGTTATTGCTGTAAGTGATGGCTGGACTGGTGTAATGGGTGTCCGCTATGAGCACAAAATTGCGGTAGGAGATATCGTGATTCCTCCTCCGAGTGTCGCCGTGTTTAAGAGCGACGGAAGGGAGCTATATTTTTGCCTTGAGTCAGACTTGTGGGCGGCAGCCGTGGAGTCTGATGTGGAGGATGGTTGCGAGGTTTTGTTTGATGTCCGGAAAGAGTAGCAGAAGAAAGGGGCATGACTTTGAAAGGGCTACCGCAGTCAACCTTAGACCCATTTGGGAGAATGCCAGGCGCGGATTTCAGCGTGAGGCTGAATCCCAGCCCCCGGACGTTGAAGGTACGCCCTTTTGGATTGAGTGTAAAAAAGGCAAGCGAACAAGTATCCCAGCCGCACTCAGGCAAGCCGCTGAGGCGACTGACGGTCGTCCGATTATGGCCATCTGTAAAGATGACAGACGGCCCGCGACCGTTACCATTTGCCTTGATGATTTTGTGGAATTTGTAAAGGAGATGATGGATGAATGCAGGCGGAACTGTTGATTGGGTCGCCTTGCAGGCCCCGTTCCATAATGATGATATTGAGTGGCGTGTGCAGGGAAAACCAACAAAAAACAAGACGTATTTAGTGTTGCCATATGTTACAAACAGGGCAATTCAGCAGAGGTTAGACGATGTGGTCGGGCCAGCTGGCTGGACCAACATGTTTATCAAAGGTCCCGGTGGCGGTGTGATGTGTGGCATCTCTATCGGCGGAGTGACCAAGTGGGATGGTGCAGACCATACTGACATTGAAGCCGTCAAGGGCGGACTGTCCGATGCCATGAAGCGAGCCGCTGTACAGTGGGGCATCGGGCGATATCTGTATAGCCTACCAAAGTTCTACGTTAAGGCGCAAAAAAGCGGCAAGTATTACACGAGAGATTTTGGCGCATGGGATCCGCCCCCGATTTCTGTGCGCCGGGCTAGGTGCAAGCCACCTAGTGACAAGCCCGACCCAGGTTCGGGTAACGGGGCCTGTCCTGCGGTCCGCCTTAAAGCCGCCTTGGCATATTTCGAAAAGAAGGGAATTTTCGAGGGAGAGCTTGAGGATCATGTCCAGAAAAAAGTTGCGCTCTGGACTGACGCCGACATTGAAACACTAAAGAGCATTTATGGACTATAGGGCAATCACCGTAGACGGCAACTGGCTAGCAAGGTCAATGTACGAGGTTGGCATTTGCGCCAAGGGATTCATTTCCAAGTTGTGTATGTTGAAAACTGAATTTAGGCCCGCCGTAATTTATGTTGCGTGGGATGCCAGGCCGTCTACATACGTAGGAAGGAAGGCGATGTTTTCTTCCTACAAGGGGCAAAGGGCCCCTGCCCCAAATACGTTTTGGGATGAAGTCCGGGGGCTGCGTGAAATTCTTTCATCGTTTAATGTCGCTCAGGTAACTGGACCTGGGGAGGGTGACGACATTATCGCTACCATCGTGCGTGAGCTACCCGGGCCCCATCTCATTTTCAGCATCGATAAGGATATGTTTCAACTCGTCTCTGAAGAAGTCCATTTATTCAGAAACGGCGAGGTGCTTACCCCAGAGGATGTGACAAACACAACTAACATAAACCCTCAACATTGGAGAGCCTATCAAGCAATAATGGGTGATTCGGCGGATAATGTCCCTGGGGTGAGTGGCCTCGGTAGCGTGAAGGCAAAACAAATTCTCGAAGTTGCTCCATACGCGGTTGAGGCCGTACTGGACGGACGTGGCCAGAAGCTTGCCGAGCACTTGGCCGAAAACGAGAAGATTGCCAAAATGATACTTAAGATGGATAATGAGAAATTTAAGCTCATGGTGAGCTACAGCCTGGTTGGGCTGTACAACATTGAACTTCAGTTTGCGCCACCGGCATATGACGCAAAGCGGGCACTTTCGTGGCTGGGTAAGCGCAGACTGACCAACGATCTCTACAAGGCAGTAGAAAGAATGGGAGAGAGAGTATGACGCTACATGAACTTATTTGCAACGCTGACCTTATTTGTGGGATGAAATTTTTGGATACGCGCTTGAATCCGCCCGTAGAATACACGCTGTCTTATGTAACGGCCAAGACGGCTACAGTAACATGCAAGGACAAGCCCTACACCTTTGGCCTATCTCACACGAGCGCCTGGCAGAAGTCGTTCGAGCTAAGCGAGAGGCCCGGGCAGTACAAAATCGCAGACCCATACTTGGCCCATGCGTCAAGTCTCAAGAACAGGGGAATCGAGGACGGCCTTAAGAGCGGCGTTACCACGCCGGCAGAGATTCGCAGACTTGAGCACGTTGGGCCGTCGCTGTACACTGCAGAGTGTTGCCACCACTGTGGCAACAGCGGCTGCATGTGCCCAAGGAGTTAGCATGAAAATATCTGCCTCTGACCTGTACCTGAACGGCAGGAGCAAGTACCCGATTGAGCATGCGACCCTGGCTGCGGCCATGCTTGCGCGGATGATTAACGACTACCTCGACTACAAATTCACGCCAGACCCTAGCACAACCAAGAAGATGCACGGTGTTCATGCCAAAATGTGGTTGAACGGGGAGGGCGAATACGCAGAGCCAGGTTTCCTTTCGCTTGACCATGTGTGCGACGTGCTGGACTGCGATAGGGATTGGGTCATCCGTAGGGTTGACGAAAAGCTCAAGGCCAGAACCTACGTAAACGAGCGGTCCGTTGGGCGAAACATCTCGCTTGAGCTTGGGACCGCAGTTGAGACTTCTTAACCTGAAAAACGATAAGCTTAGCTTAGACGTATTGTGCGACGGTGATGTCATATGCGGTATCGCCCCACTGGCAAAGAGGTTTATCGATTGTCCGCTTAAGGACCTCGAAGCTTGGTTTATTTTAAATGGCGGGCTTGACGTGGAGGTCCTAATTGAATCCCAAGATTCTATTCCTGGACATTGAGACAGCGCCCGGCATAGCATTCATTTGGTCACTGTGGAAGGAGGTCGCCTCCATGTCACAGGTGGAGCAGGATTGGTATGTGCTGTGCTGGTGCGCGAAGTGGCTTGGGCAAAAGAAGATGCATAAGTCACTTCTGCCGGAGTTCAAGGATCTGTACGCAGAGAATCCAACCGATGACTCCCTTGTCATGAGAAAACTGTGGGACCTGCTCGATGCCGCTGACATTGTTGTTGCGCACAACGCAGTGAAGTTCGACATCAAGAGGGCGAACACTCGCTTCCTGCATCACGGCATGTGCCCACCTTCGCCGTATCGCGTTGTTGACACACTGAAGATCGCCAGAAGGCACTTCGCATTCATGTCGAACAAGCTCGACGACCTTGGCAAGGGCCTTGGGCTTGGCCAAAAGAAAAAGCATGCCGGCATAAAGATGTGGGCAGACTGCCTTGCGGGGAGCGAAAAGGCGTGGAAGATGATGGTGGCGTACTGCGAGCAGGACGTGCGCCTACTCCAGAGGGTGTATACGAAACTTGCTCCGTATGCCGACGGCATGCCGAACCTTGGTGTGTACGTAGACCGCCCGGTGTGCCCCAGGTGCGGGTCCAAGAAGATGGTGCGGCGTGGGTTCGTCTTCAAGGGGCTGTCCAGGTTCAGGCAGTACAGATGCTCCGCGTGCGGTAGTTGGAGCAGGTCACGCAAACGAGAGGACGAGGGCAGGGCCCTGTCCGGAGCTTAGGAGAGAGAGAGATGTTGCGAGTAACGGTAGAGATGGTCCCGTACGGTGTCGAGAAGCACAAGAGAAAACTTGGGGTGCTCAACATTGCAAATACCGGCGGTGGGACGGCAATCAACGGGCAGTACGAGGCCGAGATTGACGGCGGATTGCGGACGGATTCGCCCTTTTGCCACCGCAGGTCTGATGGATTTTGGGAGTTGTTGTTTTTAGCATTGGAAGAGCTGCATAACTCAAACAAGGGGCTGCCAAAATGGAAAAAGAGCTAGATAAGAAACTTTGCGCAGATTTTCCAAATCTGTACCGGCAGCGTGTGCTGCCCATGAGCGAAACTTGTATGTGCTGGGGATTTCCCGGCGACGGATGGTTTGATATCATTTACAGATTGTCCGCCGCGCTTGAAAAGCTCGATGCCGGGATTGTGGCTGTTCAGGTTAAAGAGAAGTTTGGCGGATTGCGGTTCTATGTGAAGGGGGTCCGGCAGAGCGCCATGGAAGAGGCCCATAGGCTGATCGGCGTAGCCGAGGGGGAGGCGGCAAGGACTTGCGAGGCCTGCGGCAAGCCCGGAGAAATTAGGTTTGGCGGGTGGACCAAGGTCCGGTGTGACGAATGTCAGGAGCGCTACGATGCCAAGAGGGGCGGGTCCCGGTAGGTGGTTGGACCACGACAGGGACGTCTTCCCCGTTAATACACGGGTCCGGTTCCTCCTTGGGGAGTGGAGGTGGGGTTTTTACAAAGGCTATCACGCTCTCCGGGGGCTTCACTTCGTTTCATCAAAGAGGTATGGGAAAGCCGGCTGGCTCGTGCCAGCCGGCTTTCTATGGAAAGCAAAATAGGAGAGAGAATGGGAAAAGCAGACGAATATGTGCAGAGATACCAGAGCTGGGTTAAGGAACGAGCAGCCAAGCACTGCTGGACCGACAGGGACATGATGATGAAGAACGTCAAGATTGCCAACTTCATTCATGCCGGGCTGGTCGAGTACCTGCACCCGGGCTTCGAGGGCAAGCAGTGCCGTGGCATTGGCGGGCTTGTGAACTTTATTCTCGAGGAGTGGCTTGACTCAAAGGGGTTGACCGACTAAGTCGCTCCTGTATGGGGCACACCAGTTTCTGTTGCACCCGTGGTATGTAGCGAAGGCATGGAAAATGCTATACGGAGAGCGGCCGTCGGCGGCCGAGTACTTGTGCATTTTCGTTCACGACCTTGGGTACCTTGGCTGCAAAGATATGGATGGTGAACATGGGAAGTTTCATCCGAAGGGTGGCGCTAGACTTGCTGCTCTTGTGCTTGGGAGTGAGTATTGGGAAATGGTTGCGGGCCATTCTGTCAGTTACGCGAAGATGATGGGAATTGAGCCCAGCAAGTTGGCGGCAGCTGACAAGCTTGCGATGGCAGAAATGCCTGCGTGGATGTATAATTTCCTTGTGAAGCTTACTGGGGAGTGGCTGGAGTACTACGACGAGGCCTGTAGCTACATGGAAAATGGATGTATAGTTGCGGGATTCCAGAACTGTAAGTCAGACGCTAGTAGGCTCAAGGAGTGGGCGGCTTGGTGCCGCCTCCATCTGCGTAGACTAGCCCATCGACTTGCCGCCCCCTACACTTCTGCCAAACCACCTTGTAGCCCAGACCGTCAAACCAGCACGGTGTTACGCCAGGTCCAGGGTCATGCTTGCGGTAGTCAATCCACGAATGAGCAGTTAGATAGCACTCGTCAGCGCAGAAGGATCGAAGCTGGTCTAGAAGGCTACGCAAAAACAGCTTCTGGCGGTCGCTCCTTGGATTCTCTCGCCAGGGCCCTGGCAACTCTATCCCGTAAGAAACCGGGTTCACGCGTCCCCGACTGAGCCCAAACCTCGACCCGCCCACATGCCAAGCTTCCCTGGTCAAGTGTACCTGTTGCACGAACAGGCCCCTAGCGCCATGCCAGGAGAAGTGGGCGCTCACCTTTCGGCCATCAGGCATTCGACGGATGTACTCTGCCACTCTCGGAGAGGTACTGCCGCTATGGATAACAACCAAAGACGGGGGGCCGTGGAACGGCGGCCCTCTGTCGTGCCACTTTGCCGGGTACCAGGCGTACCCGGGGAGATGGTCTGGCCACTCAGCTAAAGTCAATTTTGTTTCTCCGGAGCGTGTCATAGAGCACCTGCATAAAGAGCTGCTGAACAACCTCGTCAAGGCCGTCAACCATCCTGGTTGCCTGATCGTCGTCCATCCCCGCCATCTTGGCCGCGAACTCTACGGCATCGCTGAACCCGCAGCTGTCAGCTACCGCATGGCCAAGCTCGTGGAACCAAACTGCGCCCGCGTCGGCTGGCATGTCCTCATGGATTCTAATTTTGCGGTTACCCGGGTCCATCTCGCCCTTCTTAGCGTCAGACAGCCCGCCTGAGCGGATTGTCTCCCATCGACTGCTAAGTATGATTACTTCTTCAGGTGGTTGCCAGGCCTCGGAGTTACTTTGATTAAGTTTAACAGATTTACCGCGACCATTGCCCACCTTTGCCATCCATCAAACTCCGTCCAGTGGTTGGTCTTTTCATCCACAATCTTGGCGACGGCAGTAACCACTGAAGCCACCAATACCAAGATCCACCAATTCTCAGAAAGCCATGTCATTTGGTAATCCATTTCGTCAGTCTGCTGTCAAGACTGTCAAGCTTCTCTTCGATAGCATCCAGCCTGTGTACCGTATGGTTCCCAACCAGCTTGATGCACCACGCCACCATGCCAATCAGCGTGACCAAGAGTCCGCTATTTACCATCTCTTCCCAGTTCATTCCTGCTCCCAGTCCTCACGCTGGGTCCGCCGAATCTCGTCTGCTAGCTCAGATGTAGCCTTGTGCAATTCGAGCTGGATCTTGATGGCATCCTCAAGCGTAATTTTCCTTACCTTTGTCTCGTCTTCTAGCGCCTCCCTAAGTGGCTGCACCATGAGGGCGAGAATCATTTGGGCAACTCCTGTCATATCTTAATCCCAAGCTCCTTAAGCAAAAGCTGCACCTCTGCCAGTACCTCGAGGGCCGCGAGGGCATACATATCAGCGCCAGCTGTGTCACCGGCAACGAGCAAGTCGATTGACTTGTTGGCCATGACAACGGCAAGCTCAACCCCAGACATGATTTTGTTCTGGACATCGTGACACTTTTTGAGTTCGTCACAAACAACGCCGTACTTGCATTTGTTGATTTTGATGAACTCGCACGCGGCAGGCACGCCGATTTTGCTGAGGCTTTTGACAAGCTCAACAGTCTTTCTGACGTTGCTCTCCGTCTTCGTGCCTGGAACCCAGGCGGCACAGCTAGTTATGAAAAACGACAACACAACACAAACCAATAGCTTTTTCATACGTAATGCTCCTTACAATAACGGTATCACAGGCATCCGGCGTCTTCAACCGCCATGTTAATATCTAAAGATTCTCCACCATATTCAAGAGATATGGCAATGCCCACGTACCCGGGCATTGCTTGAGACAGCACATCTGCCCCCTTGACGTTCCCCCACTGGTCCGGCGCAGTCGATGGGGGAGCCGCCCACGTCGCACCGTCAAAAAAGTATCCCTGGGCGTTATCCTGTACGAAATAAAATCCGTCGCCTCCGAACGATTCGGACTCTGCTACAGACGACATGGCAGTTGAAACCTCGACCAGCGGCCCGGCAAGCGGGTCGCCTTGAAGAATGAGCCCGCCGGACCCACTCCTGCGGGCGTTCAACACCATCACACCGTTCTCGTCCATCGCTCCGTTCCTGGCAACGCCAGCGATGGCTGCGTATTCGAAGCCGTACCCGCCCGCGACGTCCATCGAGTTGACAAGGCTGAAGCCGGCCGTCATATTGCCACGCCAGATCCGTATGCCCACCCCACCCAGCCCGCTTCCGCCGTCCATGAAGAGCATGTCGTTTTCGTTATACGGAACGACGGCGGACTTTGCCATCGTGATATTGTGATAGTAGAACGGCGACATGGTCAGCGCAGGAATCCCCTTTGACACGTTTGGGCACGCCCAGGTGCCGGACTTGTAGTGCCAAATGGCGGCATAGGTTGTGTTCGCCGGTTTTCCAAACACCCAGCACTCGTCTGCCCCGACTGCGAGTATCCCCCTCGGGTCGCCACGACGGAGATTCGCATACCCAGGAGCGTACCCATTGTTGATCTGAGCCCAGCTCGCGCCGCCGTCGTTCGTCTTCCATACCATCTCGTGGCCAGTGCTTGGCATGGAGGCGAGGCAGAACGCCGTGTTCTCGTCGAAAGCAGACACGCTGACGTAGTTGTTGAACGAACTGTACACGGCTCCAGGTAGCGACTGCTGCGACCACGCAGTGCCGTTCCAGAAGTCCACCCATGGCACCCCGCCAGCCCCGACGAACCTGCCAACCCAAATACGGTCTTCGCTGACAGCGGCAATCGAATAGATAGAGCCTCCAGGGCTAAGCCTCGTCATAGCAGACCAGACACCGCCCTTGTACTGCAAGATGAACGGGGCCCCTGTCGCCTGCCGCCCGCCGACGTAGCCAATGGGAACGGGGGGCGCATCGACCCAACCGTCAATTGCTAGCGAGATGTTCTTGGTCTGGTCCGGGGCATCAACCGAACATGCAAATGTCTGCGTCATGTCTAGCTCCATGTCCCGCTGGGTTTCTATTGACCCGCCGCCAATGACATCTGGCACTAGGTTAACGGCTTCTATCTGGGCCCGAGGCTCACCGCCAGCTATCACTAGCGCCCCGTGGATGTTCGACCACTGGTACGGGTGTGGCGGTACGCTCAGGGGTGGGGTTTCCCAACCTGTCGCTGGAACGTAGAGCCTTCCGCGACCATTGTCAGACATCATCCAGTGTCCGCCAGCTCCGGACTGTTCTCCCGATCCCATATTGGTGGTTCCCGGATCGTCCACCACCTGTAGCGGGCCAGCAAGCGGATCGCCCTGCATAAACAAATCCGGGTTAACCCAGTGTTGAGACGCAATCGTTGTCAGGATCCCGCTTTTATCCATCCACATCGTGCGCCCAACGATGTTCACCGAATAATTCGCAGGGTAGCCACCGACGGTGTCTAGCCTTTGGATCCGAGTCCATGGTCCGCCAATTTTCCCACGGTACAACCACGCGCCGATCCCAATGTTGATATCGCCCGCCGTGATAACCCAGATATCGTTTTTGTCCTCCCCTGTCCAGGCACACCCACAGTAGTTATGTGTTCCGCCAGCGCCGGATTCATAGATCGGCAATCCGGCGCTGGCGCTTTCCATGATCAGGTTTGTGCCAGGGGACCAGTAGTAAACACCTGGGTTAGTCCAGCTGCTGCCCCCGACCAGATAGATTTCGTCATCGCTAACTGGAAGGATAGTGAGCGGGATCGGGGCTGTTACAAGGGTGTACCACGTCGCGCCTGCCGTTTCAGTCCACCATAGCCGCCAGTGTCCGTTACATGTTCCAGCGCACCAAACACGGTTCCGATCCCACGACCGAACAACCATACGGGAGTTGATCGCTGTCGCCTGGTTTGGCAGCGTTTGCAGGGTCAGTGTTGAGCCATCCCAGTGGTACAACCGAAACGGTCGGGCAAACCCGTTGCTGACCCCGATCCAAATATCATCCTCGCCGGTTCCGCTGATCGAATAAGGCACTCCGTCCAGACCGGTGATCGGGACAGTCCATACCCCTTGTTTCCACTGAAGGACAAAACCGGCCCCGGACCACTGCAATCCGCCGCAATAGGCCACGGTAGGGTTTGGGGGAGGGGTCAGCGGGCTTGGCCAGCTAAGCGCAGCTTGGTTGGCCAGGGCCGGGCCTTCCAGGCCGAGACAAAAGAACTGTTCTGGATACACTCGTCCAGGGGACCCGAGGCCCCTGGACACGATAAGCCCAGATCCAAGCCCTCTTGTCGGTAGACTCATGTACCCCTCGTTCGCCTTGCCGGCATGCCAGGGACAAGCACAACCGGGTTGCCGGCGACGTCTGTCACATCGCTAGTTGCAATTGGCGTGACGTCATCGTCGTCGAGTGTAACCAGGTTGTTGGAGTCTCCACTTGATAGCGTCTGGTTGTTGTTCAGGAGTTTGCGGACTAACTCAAGCGTGCCCTCGTTTGTCAGCGGGGCAGACCTTACGCCATCCATCCCAAGCCTATACCTAATCTGCTGCTCCTCTGCGGTGGTCCAGAAGTTTAGTGAGCTAATGGCACCGATGATGGTGTTCAGCAACACCTCGTTCGCGTCCACCTCGGCAATGATTTCGTCCTTGTCTGCAGTTGCCTCTGCCCTGGTGGGCGGGTCATAGGCATTGAGGGCCGCAGTGGCAGCAGCCTGCGACTGCGCTTGGCTGAGGTTCTCAAGCAGGGCGATGTCGGATTGCGTGTCGTCATGCTCTGCAATCAGGCCAGTCTCCATCGCATCCATCTCGGCCTTGGTGGGTCCATCGTAGTCGGCAAGGGCCGTGTCACACTCCGTGTTCACCTGGGCGGGGGTGGCCCTGGAGCTGATGGCTGCGTCAACGTCATCAACCCAGCCCCCAACCACTATCTCACCAACCTGCGGGACGTTCGCCGCATCGGTCCCTGGAGACTGGTCAACGGTTACCTCGTAAGTTTCATCGGATGCAGGGCTGGTCCAGTTGCGGGCGTACTGCCCCTTGTAGTTGGTTGCGTCCACCTCAGTCATGGTCTGGCGCGGAGTTGTGCAACTGCCATACGCCTTGAACGAGCTGTCGTTCCAGTCATAGGTCAGACCATCAGACTTGCGCCGTATCCATACAAGGATGTCTGTCTTCCCAGTAAGCTCCGAGAGCGTGCTGCTGAGAATCAGGGACTCGATTGGTACCACTGTACCTTGCTGAACCGTGGTCATGGCGTTGCATCCAGGAGCTTGGTGGGCTCGCCTGTCTCCGGGTGAGCAACCGTCTCCGACAAAAGAAACGAGTACAGCGCAATCTTCATTGCGGCAGAGAAGCTGCTGCCGCCTGGTACAGACCCCATCAGCCGGGTAAACCCGTCATACCCGTCCAGCCGCGCGTCCGGCGAGAGCGGGTGCTTGTTGTTCTCAATCTTGAAGTAGATTGCCTCGTGGCCAGTGCGCGGGTCAGACCACTCCTCCCACTCGCCATCCACAAACCTACCAAGAACGACCCAAATCTCAACCCACCGCTGCCCCTTGAAAGCGTTGTTCTCGATGCTGAACTTGGCGATCCTGGCCTTGTCAAGCGTGACCGTCTCCAAAGGATTGTTAAGAGTTACCGGCATTTCTTGCTCCAATCGCCTTCCTGTAGACATCGACCGTCTTGGCCGCAGCCTCTTCCCACGTAAAATCTTCGACCCTCGCGATCCCACGATCACGAAGCACGTCCCTGTTCTCTTTCCCTCGTAGCATATCCATACCGACGAGGATGTCCCTTGGACTATTTGGCGGGATGATTACCGCGTGCTCCTGGGCCTCGCTTGGTCCTGACACGACAATCTCGCCAAGGCCGTCAACCTCCGTCGAGATGAGCGGCACGCCCATGGCCATAAACTCAAGGGCAACGATGCCGAACGGCTCATGGACCGACGGCATGAGGCCGATGTCTGCTGCCGCGTACAAATCAATCAGGTCCTGGCCCTTCTGATAGTCAAGCCAACGCAGCCTCTCGGGGTGTTCCTTTTGCAATGACCTTATCCGCTGCGTGACTGACCATGCCTCTGCATCATCATCCGTAATGGCGTTTACCGCACCCGCCATAACGACACAGTACCCGGTGTCCTTCGACTCAAGGGCGTCAAGGAGGGGCTCGACACCCTTCATGTGCGCGATACGCCCACAGAAGAATGCGATGTCGCGGTCCCACGGGAGGTGGTGCTTCGCCTTGGCCCGGTCAGCGCGGCCAGCTAGCGGGTGCCAGACCGACGTGTCGATACCGTTGTGAATCATGTTCAGCGGTTTATCGATGACGCCCATAAGGAAGTAGTCCTTCGCCATTTTTGCGTAGGCCTTTGAGCACAGAATCGTTTCGTCAGACTCCACGATTAGCCTGGCCTCCTGGTTCTGGATGTACCCACTCAGTTCTCTGCCAGGGATCGACGCCATATTCCACTTGCACCTGAGCGTAGCCTCCTCCTCCTTGGACAGATTTGATGTACTTCTAATCTTATTCAGAAGTGTGGCATTCTTTGTGTCTATGTCAACCTGTGGACCACCATCAAACTGTCCTAGAGTCGATATACAGAGGTGCATTGTAGCCACTAGGGGGACGCCCAGCGCGTCCCTGGCTGCCCAGGCTACCTGGAGCGCGGGCCACTCATGAACGTGAATTACGTCCCATCTGTGGCCCTCGTTGACCAACCTCAGCAGCGTCTTAATGAGCTGGATGTCAGAGACCATTTGAGCCCCCATGCTCTCCCCCCGTGGCTTCCACGGGACCAGCTTGTCAGACATGTGCCTGTGAAAGCTGCGAAACACCCCCGACCCCTCACCTGAGCCGCTGTTGAGGAGGTCAATCTTGACGTCACCACGGTATCCCATAAAGCGATACAACTCATGGACATGCCTCCCCATTCCTCCAAGAATCCACTCGACGTCTTCGTGGCAAATTGCGAGAACCCTAATCATGAAAGAAGAGCAACCTCCCCCCAGCAGTTTAGCGTCTTGAGAGACGCTCCATAGTTGGTGAATGTGAGCCTCAGCTTGCGGGTGCTCGGGCCAGTCGTAACGATGTAGGCCTCGGTCAGCGCAATGGCGTCACCGGCAGATGAGAATATCTTGTGGGACAGATTCATGGCTGCGGCCGCTTTTGAATAGATTGCTGCGTAGGCCGTTTGTGTAATACTGGTGTCGCCGCCCACTGACGCAGTTGCAGCCCACAGGCTTGACCTGGTGGCAACGCCAACAACGCCAGCCGTGGCCCCCGCAAGCTCAACAACATGGGCCGACCTGAGCTGAAACAGGCAGGCCACCGTGTCATACGGAATCGCGATGTCCCAATCGTATGGGCCACCCGGAAGCGGGTACACCACCAGGGACGTGTTGGATATCTCCAGGTTGGCTGGCTGGAGATGGTGCTGATCAGCACCCACCCCGGTGAGCCCCGTGTGGTTTAGCATATGCAGAACCGAGTCCTTGGTTCTCATTTTACCACCGCCACCCCGTACACCTTGAGATTTTGATTGACATACGGGTGTCCGTTGTAGAAACGAAACACGGCCTTGTCCCCATCAATGAACACATCGCTGAGAGCGATGTACGTGCCGAACGTTGAGCTGTAGCTGAGCCTGGCGTCCCCATGTAGCCTCGAGTAGGCCCCCATGTATGACGTGAGATATCCGCCAGCCCCATAGGGCTGAATGCCAATCGAGGTTGACTCTGCCGAGCTATCAGTGCCAACAACGCTGTTGCCGGCATGCCCCTGCATCGCCACGTTCTTGCTGCCTCTGAGTATCGCACGGATTGTCTTGTGGTTTGAGGTGCTCAGTGACACTTCGTAATCATACGAGCCGGGGGCAATTGACAGCGAGTTGACGAGAATCCGAATCGTCTCGGTCTGGTCGTGGTGGTCGTTCGCCTCAACGTCCTGTAGCAGCGTATGGTCAGCAACAATACTGTTGTCAGCAGTTCTCATTAGTATACCAAACCAGAACCTTTCACCCAAAGAGTTGCACTTCCCCCGAAGTAGTTTTTGAATCTAAGCCTGAGCGTCGAGCCAGAGATCCATGCGTCAAGAAGGGCGATCCTCCTGTTGCCGACCGGGGTGCTGGAGTCGAATATCTTGTGGGTCAGATTCGTAGCTCCGTTCTGCTTCGAGTACGTTGATGCGTACACCTTCTTGAACGTGCCAGAACCCCTGACGCTGTACGCAATACTCTCAGAGCTATCAGTAGTTATAGTTATCTCGGCGCACTCTTTCCATCGGGCGGCTGGGCCATGGGGCACACTTGGCCCATAAATTAGCAGCCTGGCCGTCTTGAAATTGACATGGGACAGCGTTGTGTCCAGGTCATACGTGGTGCCGGGGGGGAGCGACTGGGTCGTGTTGTTGAACGAGACGGACTCTGGTGCAGGATGGTGCTGGCTAGCAGCCACCCCAGATAGGGCGTCGTGGGATCGCCCATCTGTGACCGGAGCTGTTCTCATTACTGAGCCCTGTTTTTGACATCAAGCTTCCCAATGCTCGTATAGAATGCATTGCTAGTTGAGATTGGGACCCACTTTCCCTGGATCGGCATCTCGCCCGGCGTGTCCAGGTCGCCCTCCACGGTGTCATAGTGGCACAGGCCAGCCGGCCCGTCGTCAATGGTTACGGCCCAGGACAGGGCGGTTCCGTCCGGCTTTTCTGCCTCGAGACTAAACGTACCGTTTGCCGCAGAAATGTCCAGCCCGCCAGAAACGGTTACGCTGATTCTCAGGCCGACAGTCCCTCTATAGATAGCCATTATTCATTAAGCCTTTCCTGCGCCCCCTGCAAAAGAGTTGGCGTAGCAAGCTTTGACCGAAGGTCATTAATCTTGTTTTCCTGCGGAGCCCGAAGCTCCTGCAGGCGATTAAGCATGTTCCCGCTTCTCCTTAGCGGGTTCATGCTAACGTCACCAAGGATCAGAGCTGCCAACTGGGCGGCTTCTGGCGTGTTCACCACGCCAAGGTCCAGCGCAGACTGGGCCATCTCGGACAGCTCGGAGTAAACCTCTGGGGCGACCGACTGGAGCGCCTCGATGTGGCTCTTTGTGCCACGGCCACCGGCAACCATTTCGAGGACTGACAGCACCTCGGTTGCACTGAACACCGTGTCAGCGAACCTTCTTGACTCGCGCCTGGTTGGGCGCCAGCCGGGGCGCCCACTGGTGTTCTTTGGGGCCTTGCTTGCCACGTAGTCTGCAGTGGTTTGCGCACGCTGTCGCACAACATCCTGCATGTCCTTTGGCATCCCGTCGGGGAACACGATCTGGCCTGCGTCAAAGTTGCGCATGTCGTCGGCAAGCTCGGCTATCTCGTCCAGCCCGAGCGCCACGAGGGCCCGCCTCGATGGGGGGCCAAGGACGCCAGCTGTTTTTGCGAGCTTTGCGCCAACCGCCTGTGCCCTGGACGGCGCCACAGCGGCTGCCCTGGACGGCGCCACAGCGGCTGCCCTGGATGGCTTTGAGGCAAGCCTCCACCCAAGCCTTGAGCCAATCCGCCCGAGCACCCGGCGCCCACCAAGCCCGCCAAGCGCCAACCCTCCTCCGGCATAACCGCCCTGCTCGCCAGCCAGGCCGTACCCGACGGCGGAGCCGGCGCCGCCAGCAATGGCATAGGTGGCGGCGTCCCTGAGGACGACGCGTCCAGCCTTGTGCCCAGTGGCCCGCATGGCCTTGCGGTAGGCTTTCTCGGTGGAAAGAAGCCGCTTCTTTGCGTCGGCCAATGCCATGGAGCCACGGTGTTGCGGAGTATCCAGCGCGTTTACGACCTTCACCGCCTCCTCCCTTCTGGCGCGAAGCTTTGCCATCCTGGCCGCCGCTGCCTCCTTGGCGGCCACCCTGCGATTCGCAATATGACGCACACCGCCGGCCGCAAGCGCAAATGTTACGTTTAGCAGAGCCCCTGCCGAGATTGCCTTGAACAGCATCTCCATCGACTGGGCCTTGGTCATCTCTTCGCCGTGAATCGCTATGTTCCCGGCGCCAATGCCTAGGCCGGCAGCCCCACCTTCTGCGGCCAGCCCAGCGACCTTGGCAATCTTTTGCGCAAGTTTCGGCGCAGCCGCACTGCCAAGTTTGGAGGCCACGCCCTTGCCAATTGCGGCTGGGGTGGTCATCATTCCGGCAGCCTCGCCAACCATATTCCAGACAGGACTGCCCTCTTGTAGTTCAGCGAGCTTGGCGCGACCGTGGGGCGCCAAGCTCGCCAACAGGTCGGAGCCGCCAAGCGTGGCGGTCCGCATCAACCCCATCGTCGCCGCCTCAACAGCGTTCCCGGACTGCCTTATGAGCGAGTCGGTGACTTCGGCCTGAGTTGCGGGACGGTACCTGAGAGAGAGTGCGTGCGCAAGCTCCGCGTCGTCTACCCAAACAAACTCGTCGCCATCGGGCGTTATGAGAGCTGCCCTGTTCCTGGGGTCCCGGTGTATTTTGTCTGGTCCGGCCATGTTAGTTCACGAACGAATCGCTAATTTTCCTTCCGCGCTTTGCGCCAAGTATTGCCTTGATCATTGTTGACCTAAACCCGTTGAGTGCTGCATTGTAGTGCAAGAACGACCTTGCGTTATCATACTTCTCTGGACTATACGTATTCGCACGCGACTTGAGGAGCCTGCCCAGCTGATTAACCATCCCAATCACCTTACGTCTGACCTGCTTCGGGGTGTCTCCTGGCTTAATCTGCCACTTGATGAAGATGGCCTGCTCTTCCCGGGCGGGCCTGGAGCCCTGAACCTCAACGGCCTGAGCAACGCCAAGACCCTTGGCAATTTCGCCGTCAAAGAACTCTGGGAAGTATGGAATCATCCCCTTAAGGTAGTCGCCAAGGTCAAACAGCTGGTCCTTGCCAGCGCCAAGCGATTTGAGCCTATTTTTGGCAATGTCCTCAACCCTGGAGAACATTCCGGCTCCGATAGACATTGCATTGTTGAGTTCCTTGCGCTCTCCAGTGCCAGTTGACCTGTACTTTTCGAGGGAATATCCCGCCTGGCCAACCTTGAATTTCTGGCCTGCGATGTTGATCCACCCGGGCCGAGTGATAACCAGTTTCTTACCCTGACGAGCGTAAGCATACGGAACGTGCCCGTACATGGAGTACTGTGCCGCCTTTGCGCTTGGGTCAAGCCACTTATCCTTCTGGGCATCGACAGCGTATTTTGCGTAGCGCTCCACAACTGCCTTTGAGTACAGCCTGGACTTCGGCGTAGCCCCAACTCCGTACTTTGCGACAGCGGTCCTCTGCGCCGACGGGCTCGCACCGCTCTTTAGTGTCGCAGACTCTGCTGCAATTGCGCCCCTAATGCCGCCAAGCCCAGCCACCTTAGGAGTCGAAACGACGCCCCCCTTGGGCTTTGGCAGGCGGCCCGTAGCCTTAACCCTCGGTGAGGCGCTGAGGTATGACTTAATGTGCTTCGTACCAATGTCGGCACCGGCCTTTGCCAATGCCTCAAAAGCCCTTGCGCTGCCATCCTTTGCCGCGATCTTATATAGCTCCATCTTCGCAATGGAGGCCATTGCCGCACGATGCTGTTTAAGCCTGTCATCAAGCTCGCCCTTAAGTTTGGCCTCTTGGGCGGCGTCGAGCCCCAAGAGCTTCATGTGCGACTTGAGCGTTGAAGCCTGATCCGCAACGTCTCTTGCAATTGCCGCATCGAGCGTCTTATACACCATATTCTTCGCGCGCCCGCCACTGATGCCCTCAAAAAAGCCGCCAATTACTGCGGAAATACCGATAAGCGCCTGACGGGTTTTGCCCATACGCTTGTACGCGTTCTCGTAGCTAACGCCCTTCTTGAGAAGGGCGCGAACCTCGTCCATCGTCTCGGCCGTTCTGTCGTGGGCCTTTTTGAGTTTGGTCCTGTTTACCCCGACCGACTCCTTCAGGTTCAACGCTCTGGTGTACAGCTTGCCAAGCTGCTTGTTGGCAAACTGCGTTGATTCCATAAGCGACTTAATGCGAAGATTCTCTGCGGCCTGCAAGCGCCTGCCAGACTCTACGCCGGACCGCTTTGATGCCGCCCTTCCGGCCTCACCGAACGGGTCCATCACGCCGCTTACACTGTACAGACCGGCCCTCGCCTTGCCACCGCCCTTCTTGGCGGGGCCACCAACGAGGTAGCCCTCCTCCTCAATTGAACTTGAGGTTGGCCCTGACTGTTCAAGCAATCCCTCCGTCCCAGCCACCGGAGCGTGTGACTCTGGCTCACCCGCGATGGCAACCGGGGACAGGCCACTAATTGGCGTTGTTGGCCACATCGGGCCTTCGCCCCTGGCCCGGGCCCCAGAGAGGAGCTTGCGTTCGCGCTCAATCTCTGCGTCAAGCCACCTGTCTGCGTCCCTGCCAATGGCCTTCAAAGCGCCTGGGATTGCGCCAAGCGCCTCGCCAACACCGACGCTAGCAACGGCGTCGAGATCGATTCCGGCATACTCCTTGATGAAGTCCCTAACGCCCATTATCCGCCCCCGCCTCCGGCAACATACTTGCCCCCGGCCTGGGCAGCCTTGGCCATTGCGTCACGCCACATCTGCTTGTACGATTCACTTGTGCCAACGTTGAACGCCTGACCCTGCATCACAGACTGGGCCGTGCCGGTGTATGCGCCGACCCTGAGACGCTCAAGCTCCCTGCGTGCCTCAAGCGCCGCCTGTTGTGCGTTCATGCCCATTTGCATATACTTGGCCTCCATGTCCTTGCGCATCATCTCCTCGGCCACCTGGCCCTGGTGCCAGCCGGCCTCTGCGCCGAACATGCCAATATCCTGACCGCGCATTGCCCCAGCCTGTCCTGCCATCGCACCCACGGCGGCCTGGCGCTCCCGGGCGGCATTGGCCCCGGCGGCGCCGGCTACGTCGGCCCCCAGCCTTGCCCCGCCATACAGGGCTTGCCTCTGAATAGCCGCGTTTAAGGTCGGGCTGGTTGCTGCCTGCGCCATCATGGCACGCTTCATCTGGTCAACAGCGGACCGTGTCTCTGCCCTGGACACGCTGCTCTTCCCGGTCGCGTAGTCGCGCATAAACGAGAGAGCGTCCTCCTGGGACGCGCGGGCACCGGCCTGATTGCGCCTCTGGGCATCGACATACTCCTTGCTGAAGCGCGGGGCCTGGCCTTTCTTTCCCCAGGCGCTTGCGGCCCCTGCCAGCTTGCCATATACGTGCGGCTCACTAAACGCGGTCAGGTTCTCGTGGGCCTTCGGCGCGAGGTGGGACGGGATGGCCCCGCCAGCCTTGGGATCCACCTTGTCTGGCGTAAATAGGCTCTTAGTCCAGTTCCACGCGTCTGAAATCCAGCTCATATCTCCTCCTTACGAAGACCTTATGCGTCTCGCATCCTCAAGCCTTTTGAGGCCAGCCTCAAGCGCCACCTGCATCGAAATTCCACTGATAGTCACACCCTGGGTGCCTGACGCCTGAGTATCTTCGCTGATTTCAACCATTATTCTATCACACTCATGAACGCTGTTTGCGTACCTAAGCACAAACGACTTTTTGTCAGAGGTTGGCAATGTTCCATAGTGCATCTCATACGAAAACTGATCAAGCTCTGACGTATCAAACGAGTCATCGTCGATCCACTTGGGATCGTTGTATGCAACCCTGAGTCTAAGGTCAGTGGGGGCCACGCTGTGTCCCCGTATCCAAATACCCCTGACAAATTGCACGCCATTTAACCCAGCAAACCTAAGCCATCCAACTCTAATGACCAAGTGGACTGGTTCTGCGCCACCCACAAGGTCATCTTCAAACGAGCCCCTTGCCTCGTACAATATAGCATCATTTACCTTAAGATGCAGTTTTCCATTTACAAGCACAGAGTCGGTTGCATTGTGATTTGTGAACAAGCTCCACGAATTGTACTTGTAATTGTACACAAGCGCGTCATCAGATCCCGTTACAAATATGACATGATGCCTGTCTGGTACAATTGTAGCAGAAGCGATTTCCGTTTGGTCGTAAAAGTATTGTATTGGATCACCAACATCAAACAGCTGAAGCTGGTTGTTAAGCATATGGATGCCACGACCAGTATCAATAAACAGCCCGGGCGGGGCCTGAGCAATTGTCCTCTGCTGCTTGCAGCCCCAACCGCTGTGGAGTAGCCTAGCCGGTGAGTACGTTGCGCCGAAACCGGTTCGGTCTGGACCGGAGCCCGACACAAGGTAGATCCTGTTCTCTTTGAATATCAACAGCGAGTCGAGGTAGCTGGCAAGGGCGGTGATGGGGCCACCATCTCCTGGAATATTGATTGACATCGCCCTGTTGTACTCAGGGCCGCGACCGGGGATAACTGGCTGACTGAGAAAGATGGTAGTATCTGGGTTCTCGCCGTCCACTGTGAAATGTCTGCCCTGATGGATGCAGTCTACGTAATACGGCTGCACGCCGCCGTTGTCGGCAGACCCGCCGTCTACGTACAGGATGGCCGCAGTGTCGATTTGGTCGTCAGCGTTCACGTCGGTAAACAACACGTCTCGGCGTAGGCGGTCGTTCTCAATCTCGGTCACCTTGTGGAAGGTTGACCCGTCTGTCAGTGTGCGATAAACCTCAAGAACAATGCTGCCCGCATTGTTAACCCTGGTAACGGTGCAAGATGGAATATGCAGCTCAACCTTGTTATTGCCACCTGTCGTAATTGCCTCAACCGGGAGCGCCGGGGGCGACCGGTACACATTGTTGTATCTATCCCTGACGGCCCAACAAGCCGTATAGTAGTGCAAGCCCGTGTCAACACCGCCACCTGCCACAATGTTCGTCTCAAGCTTGGCTGGAAACCCAAGAAACCCGTTCTCAAATACATCTCGGCCATCGAAAACGTAACCAAGCGCACCCCCAATTAGCAGCCTTCCGTCTACCTCAACTGCCTTGACGTTGGCGGCGTCTGGCGTATACCGAAGGAATACCGGCTCTGCTGCAACGCCGCTCGTAACACGGGTGTCCTCACCGAGGAACCAGTACGCGACATCTGCGTTGCGGTATCTAACATCGAATATGTTTCTGTAGATAGCGGGGATGACATATCCGCCGTTGTCCGATGAGCTGAACACGTCAGGCGGAGCGGGCGCAACCAGCACCCCGGGGAAATCAAACGTTTTCCAAATTGATGTAACGCCGACAAGATACCTTGCAAGAACCTCGCCAGTGCTTTTTATCAGCATCCCCAGATTATCAGGAAGAGACCCGGCGGCCGGATATACCTGGTAACCACCGCGAACAATTGATAGCATATGATCGTCGCCGTTTTCGTTAAACGGCTTGCCGGCAACGTGTGCGCCAACAATGAATGGCGTTCCGCCATCAGATCCAGACGCATATGGGAACGTAGTTTTCCAGCTTCTAACGTTATTACATGACTCGGATTCTCTAAGCAGAGTTGCGCTCCACGTATTTACGTATATTAGGGCATCGTCGCCACCCAGGCGGACTCCGCAAAGACTCATTACGTGTTCGCCAGTACCCGCAACGGTAAGCGTCTGGAACACAGTCCTTCGAACGCCAACCCATGCGCCAGTGCTAAGATCGAATGCTCTAGCCTTCACGTCCAGGAAGGTTGGGATACCGCTGTCAACAAACGCATACACAACCTCGTTAACGCCACGCCTAAACACGGTGGCCGCCCACTCGCCATTCGCTCCAGAGTCTCCTGGCCTGAAAATTGTGAACCCGCTGGGCGGCTGCCACCTCATCATTGCGTACTGGGGGGTACCCGAATTATCCTCCTGATAGGCGATTGCAACATAGGTTCCGTCAACTGCAACTGCGTCATAGATACCGTTGCAGTCGGATACGGTACCAATTTGAGTCCACGGATCGGTGTCAAAAAGTGTGGCATAGCTTGTGAACCACATCTTGCCGTTGTCAGACCTGGCAATGGCATAGATGTTTGCATCCCCCGTAGCAAGCTTCACAAGCCTAATCTCGTCAATATCACGCAGCGTGCCGTCAAGCACGCTAGTTAGTTCGCCAAGAAGCTGGCCCTCATATGAGTATACTCGAAGCGCATCCTTTCCAACGGGGCCCCAGCCACCAAGCGTACGAACGTCTTGCTGTGCATACGGGAACCTCTTAACTACTGTTAGGTAGGCGCCACCCACATCGATCACCTGAACATGCCCAGCCTGCTCGTCGGCACCCTTCTCGGCCGACACCTTTTTCAGGTCAAGCGTGCAAAGTCCAAGTTCAGATGGCGTATTCCAATCGCCATTCGACATAAGGATGTCAATCTGCTCACCATATGTAAGCGGCATGCCGGCGAAGGATGCGATGTGGCCATCAGCGAGTTTTCCGCTATCCTGGTAATTGGACAGGCCGGTCCGCTTCACAAGCTCCCCCTTCGGCCCCTGCTCGCAGTCCCTCAAAATTAAGGCTGCCTGACTCAGATTTGGAGACTCGCCCGCCTCAATGGCGATTGGAAAAATATCTACCGTTTTGTCCCTTAGTGCCATGTCACGTATTTCTTATGACGATCCAGCGATTTGCACTGATACAAATAAACATGTCAGCCTCGGAGGCCTTGATATCCATAGAGTCTGCCCCATTGATGCTCCCGCCAGAAGATGGCCGAACGGTAATGAGTGAACCAGAATCGTTGTATACCACACAGCGTCTGCCCTTGTCTTGGTCGCCTACCGCTTGAAGGCGAACCGTGCCTCCAGAAGCTGAAGACCTGCGCACTACAGCAATTGCGCCTATTCGGACAATCATACCAACGCTGGTAATATCAACTGTGCCCATTGGCGCATTTACATGTTCCGCAAGCCTTGATATGTCCCTATCTATCGCCTCGCGAGCTGGTTGACCCTCAAGGCCAACAGGATTAGACAACTTCCTCATGGGGCCCCCGGAAGGCCTAACTCAAAAACATTGTTAATAAACTCTCTGTCAACGTCTCTCACCCGGTCCGGCTCCGACTCTCCCCTGTCCGAATACTCCTCAATAATGCGAAACTTAAGCTCCATCAACTGACGCTCAAACTCTGTGGCGTCATACCTGTCGCGCATTTTCCCCCTGATAACGCACCACAGAATGAGGTACTCGTCGTACCCATTAATCCCGTCAAAGCTGGTAGCGTCATCCGAGAATGGAGCTGCTGCAGGGACATACCACAATCTGACCTGGCTCGTCCAGGATGGAGTTGGGCGAAGCTTGAGCACGTTTCCCATAACTCGATACTTCGTAACCATCTTCTCGACGCCAGTGTCCTGCAGTTGGTTGCGCTCAGAGTGTCGATGCCTGCGCAACGGATACCACCTGCCGCCCTCGCTCACGTCAACACCATTCTCTTTGTAGAACTCTGCGTCTGGGGAAGTGGGCAGGGCAAGCTCATCGCCGTCGGCACCAATAAGGTCTGCCGGAATGTCATAAGTCTTTAGCTCAAGGAACTGGTCGGGACACACCGAAACAATCATTCTGTGAAACTCTGCGTGGCCCTGGTCAAGCATCCTGTCAAGGTAGTCCTGGTCATGACGCGGAGCCTGCAGGTCGCCCCTGTCCCTAATTTCCTGCCTGAGGGCAGCCCTTCTGCGCGTTCGTGCCATTACTTACCTGCCATCCATAGCCGCTTAATCATTTCTGCGATTGCGGTTGCCGGCGGGATGCCCATTCCGCTTACGGCTGCGCCCGGTGCCATCGCTGCCTGCTGTTCTGCGGATAGCCCCCGTTGCGGCATATAGGCCCAGGCCTCCGACGGGGGTCCTGCGGCCGGCGCATCTGGCCGGGGCATGTAATCCATTGCCTCAGAGGGAGGGCCGGGGCTCTGGCTGCGCATCTCGGCCTCCATTTCCTCGCGATTAAGCTTTGCCAGCTGAGCCTGACGCTTTCTCCGCTTCTCTTCCTCCTCCATTAGCGCAAGGATGTCCGCCCTGCCGGGGCTCACCTCTGGCGGGGCCTCCTTCGGTCCAGTCTGAAGCGGCACTGTTTGCATTTCGCCCGGCGGCGGTGTTGGGGGAAGAGGTGATGTGGTTGGCATCGGCGGTGGAGCCGCAGGAAGCGGTTCTGACTGTGGACCGCGCTGCCAGGCGAGCATCTCTGCGACCCGCTGCTGGTGGTCGTTCCACTCCTTTGTGGTTGGGCCAAGCCGCTCCCTCCACCCGGGCGTGGGGCTGATCCCGCTGATCCCGTTGATGTATTCGAGAATCTTGCCAATGACGCTGAAAGACTGGCCCTTCGCCGGGTCTCCCACTTCTCGTTTGACTTTCTCGGCCTTCTTATTGCCCATATTTGCCTCAAAAATACCCCGGGGTGCTGATGCACCCCGGGGCTGACATGGGTTACAGTTTGAGAACGCCGTTGTAGCCAGGCGCGTTGCAGCACAGGTTACCGAAGAAGCCAACACGAAGCTCGTAAGCGTCCGCGTTGTACTCCCGCAGCATCTGAAGCCCGTCAAGGTTCAGAATTTGTGGAGCGGGCCCAAGGCTCCTGAAGCGCCAGGTGTCCTTGGTCAGGACGTAGCACCGATTGCTTGGGCAGTTCTGATCAGCAACAATCGAGATCGGTCCAGTCGGGCCCTGAACCAAGAGGCTCTGGAACCCGGTCTCACCAACCTTGTGCTGCTGGTAGCGCACGCTGTCACGAAGGTCATCAACCATCTCCTCCCACTTCTCATACGAGAGAATCGCGAAGTCTGGATGGCCACCCTCGCGGGCGATCCGGACGGCCATCTTCAACACCGCCTGGTCAACGTCGATTGCAGAGCCGTCGATGCGATGTCCCTGCATGCGGGACACGTCAACCGTTCGGTCAACGCCGAAGAAGGTACCGCTAGACTCCGCAGTGTACGGAAGCCACGCAGCAAGGCCGAAGATCATCTTCCGGTCAGCGGCACTCGCATAGTCGCCCTCGGCTAGGATGGCGTCGGCGTCATCGAACCCAGTCACGCTAGAGAGCGTGATGGTGCCTGCGTCACGGTCAACAGCGTCAACGGTGACTGCGGTGCCAGGGGCACCGGTTGCAAGCTCGCCGGTCATGGCGGCGGGCACGACACTCATACCAACCTCGAAGTTGGTGACGTCATCTGAGTTCAACAGGGTGACCACAAGACCGGCGGCAGCACCATCCTGGATTCCCAGGATACCGCAGCCATTGCCAAAGAGACCCTTGGCGATGGATCGGGTGACGGCATGGATTGCGCTGTCCATCTCCCGCTTAACGGCTGCAAGAAACGCGGCCTCATTGCCCTTGGAGGCAAGGATGGTCTCGGTATCGATGGACGCCAGCGCGTAGTCGTGAGACCGCGTGATGGTGAACGCCACACCCTTACTGGCGGCCTTGTTGGCCAAAGCAGTGGAGAACTGCTCAGACCGAGCGCCAGTGTGGCCATAAATCATGGCCTCGACAAAGTTGGCCCCCTTGAAGTTAGTGTCCTTACTAACCATAGCGAACCAGGGGTTGTTCTTGTAAACCAGATTCTGAAGCTTCCTCTCGCTATAGAGAGTCTTCAGTGCATACGCAAAGGTGGTAGGATTAAGAGCTGCCACGATGTACCTCTTTCAGCTTTATGCCGTTCAGGGGTCCCAGTGGCTGGCTTGATCTGGGGGGTTGGCCTTAAGAGCCTTCTCGGGTCCAGCTACAGTTGTTAGTCGTCTCCGACCCACCCGTCCTTCTGCATGAGGCGAATGAACTCAGCCTCTGATTCCTCGTCGGTGAGATCACGCTTGCCCCTGGCCGGGTCGGCGTTCATATCATTACTCAGTGTCGGTGCTGGCTTCTGCTGCGTGCTCTGCGTTGGCGCGTCAGAGGAATGTCCCTCCAGTTTCGAGATGGCCTCCTTGACCTTCTGCACTCCGGCGGGAACGCTCAAAATATCGTTAAGCTGCTTGTAAAACATATCGACGATGAACCCATCGGCGGCCTTCACGAGGTCGGCGTCTGCGATAAGCTCGTTGTTTTGCTTGTAGTACTGCCCCGCATACTCAAGGACGTTGTCAAGAAAGGATTCGTCTGAGGCAGCAGCCATATGCGCAAACGGATGGTCTTCCTTAAGCTCTGACATCTTAGACATCAGGTCATCCTTGCGCTTTGACACATAGCCATCATACTTGCTTCTCTCAAGCTCTGCCTTCAGTCGGTTCTGCTCCTCCCGGAGCTTTTCAAGTTCGGTCTGGACCCCCTCCTCTGGTGGGGACGGCGTTGCGTCATCCATCGAGTCAAGAAGGTCGAGGGGGTCAATGCCAAGTTTTTGCAGAGCCTGCATTGGGCCCTCCTTGGCGGCTTCCTGAAGTTCATCAAGCTTCTTGAGCTTGTCCCGCAACTCGCGATTCTGTCGCTCAAGCCTCGCGTTCGCCTCGAAGCTATCAGGCTTGTCATCCCCTTCCGGTGTCGGATCCTGCGTTCCCGCCCTGTCAGCCGGTTGCCCTTCACCTTCAGGGACCTTGCCGGACTTGAGCACGGCGAGCACGTCAGCATCGGAGGGCTCGGCCTGAACCGCATCATCGACTACCTCTTTAATCTTTTCTGGCATCTAACACCTTATGCCGGCAAATTAGCTTGTTCTGCCGGTGATGGCCCGGCCTGGTCTCCTGGCGGTGGACCAGCCTGCATTTGTTCTGCCATGGCCTGTTGCTGAGCCATGAGCTGTTGCGTTTGGACAAGTTCGTCCTCTTGCACTTCGACCAGACGTTCCGCATCCTCGAGCCACTGCTCAAGTAGCGCAAGACGCTCTTCCGGGGCCCTGTCCAGTCGCGCCCTCAGCAGGGCGCTGTTAACTCTTGACATCGCCATTTGCAGATTCTGGTATGGCTGTGGCTCAATGTAGTTCTCGTTGGCCAGCATCTCCTCAATGACCATGTCGATGTCATCGATATCGGCCGCCATTAGCGTTTGGTGCTTCTCAAGGTCTGGGTAATCCAGGAGCGCCATCGCTTCCTTCGGGTCCTGTATCAGCCCAATTCTCATCAGATTCTCTACGGCGGCCAAACGGCCATACGGAGTCTGCGGAAGGAGATTGGCAGGATAAACCTTCAAGACGTACCTGTCTTTGTCCATATCCACTTCGTTCCACGGGATGGTCTCTGCGTAGCTCTTGGCAACCCACTTGCTCTTGAACTCCTTGTCGCCGTTGATTTCCTTGGCCAGGTCAACTACAATTCTAGCTGCCTGGCAGAACAACTCTTCCCAATCCTTCGACAAAAGCGCAAACCGCTGTGTCTCAATGTCAAGGAGCGTTTGCATGGCAATGCCAGCCTCAACTCCAGCCGGCTTCACCGACGCGGCAGACATCTGAGAAATGCCGCTTACCTCGTATGCCTTTCCGTACAATTCCCAGAGGTGTCTGAACACCTCGTTTGAGATTGCCGATGGCATAACAACCTTCGGCGGGGCGGCGCCCGGCTTATACTCAAGGATGTCCCCGATGACGTTTCTGAGTTTGGACTTCTCAATAGAATCCTTTTCAATAACAACCTTTGCCACAGAAAAAAGGTGCATGGCCTCTTGGATACGCCGAACCAGCTTGTCAATTTCTTTCTGAATCCCTGCCAGCTGCTCGGAGAGCCCCTGTCCCAACCAACCAAACGGCTGCTTTGTCCACCTAAGTTCAACAAACGGGAAGTACTCGTGGTCGTACTCCTCATCAAAAAGCGTAATCCCGTCAACGCAAATAGTGTGCCGACCGTCCTTGGCCTTCTTGCCGGACTTCAGGTGCCATCCCTCGATGACGCGCACCAGGTCGGTCTCGATGGCCTTGCCGCCCTCCACGGTGTGTTCGCCTGTCATCCGCATCAGTGACTTTGACTCCCCGGGATACAGGTCAACGAGTACCTCAAGCGATACAAACTTCTCTTGGTACATGGTCCTTGGGTCTGAGACAAGGGCGCTCTGTTCATCTACCAGAATCTCTGCTGGAAAAACGCGCTCAAGCTTCACCCTGTCATCACAGCGGAAAATCTTCAGAAATCCGGTGCCAAACACTGCTGCGTCAATGAAAACCTTACGAGACTCGTCGTAGATTTTACACTCATGAAAAATGCCGTCTACGAACTTCTCAAGCTTCTTGGATTTCTGCTTCATGCTCCAGTCGCCGTCGGACGACAGAAACTGCGGGCGGGGGCGGGACGCGGCGATTTTGGATGCGAGTGTATCAATACAGGACTGGACCACGTTGAGCTTCACCCCGTGGGTCTCCTCAAGCATGTGTAGCGCATACTGCGCCTCGCCTGGCTTGAAGCTGGAGTAAGTCCTATTGGTGTATAGGTTTAGCCAGTTCCTGTACTGCGTCTTGATTCTCTCTTGGTCGTCGGAAAGCTCGTCAACAGACAGCTTCATGTCGTCGTGTCTGTTACCGTTCGCCCGTTTTGACCACCATCTGTCGCGCGTATCCATTGAGCCACATTATACTACAAATTTACGAAGAAGACAACTATTTTTTGAGCCATGACATATCGTTGAGGGCGTTGTCCCTCTCCCAATTTCTCTCAGCTTCCTCCAGCATGCGCTCTACTTGCGCGTCGTAGTACTCCTTGGATGCCCGCACGGGCTCTATCACGGCTTCGGTGTGGCGGTAGTGGTACGCGATGTGGTACGCGTACAGGAAGGCGTCGGCTACGTCGTTGGGCTGCCGTGGTGCCTCTACCAGGGTGCCGTCTGGTCGCTGGTACCAGGCCAGCTCCATCCACTCTTCTGCAAGCACGCTGGAATCGGGGTCTACGACCTTGATGATCTCATTGGAAAGGTCGGTGTTAATGAGCGCCTGCCAGTCGTCCTTAGATGTCTTCTCTGCCTCCCTGATTGGCAGTTTCCACCTGCGCCTGAGTTCCTCAAACGCCTGCCTGTGGGCAGGATCACCAACCATAATCAGCCCCGGATAGAAGTCCTCGTACATCTTGACAGTTTTGGCGACATCGCTGATCAGCATCTCTTGCTGGCGATGCGACTCAAACACAACAAGCTCTGGGCGGTGAGGGTGCCAACCAATGACACAAAATGCCGTGGCGTCGTGCCAGCCGAGGTCAACGCCAAGCACGAACATGTATTCACTTTTGCCTGGAAGGTCTTGATTCCATGTGTTTTTGTCAAGGTCGAATCTATACACCTTGTTCTCAAACTCGGTTACCCACTCTCCCAAGAAGTTACGTCGGTACCAGGCCCTATTCTCAATGTCTGGATCCTCTTTTCGGTGTCTTGCAATAGTCGCAAGCACTTTCGCACGGATGTATGGATTGTCAAGAGAAGACCATCGATGGTTCGACCATCCGCCGACCTTCCCTGTCGTAACGTCGTAATAGTGGCCCCGAGGGATGTGCCCAGGCGTTGAGCACATGACAATACTTCCGCCTGTCCCGATAACAGTCGGTTCAAGTTCCTCAATAAACTTTTTGAGATCAATAGAGTAGAATCCTGCTTCATCAATGATAACCTTTCTGAACTCATGCCCAAGAAGCCTATCGGCCCAACCTGCCTTGTCGGCGCCGTGCAGAGTTATCTCAGTGCCGCCTGGCAGCACAACGCGCAACTGTCCCTCGAGAAACCTGGCACCCAGGCCGTATTCCCGGTCCAGCTTCTTCATCATGTTCCAGGTGATGCCACGGGCAGCGTGGCGCGTCAGGGCGACGAAGGCGTATTGATGGCCCCTGTCTGCGTGCTGAATGGCGTCCCAAATGATGTCACCGCCAACGGCGGCTGTAGTCTTCCCAGCACGCCGTGGCGTTCGGTAGGTTTTTAGTGGGGCCTGGTCGAGAACTGCCGTTGCCTGTTGCGGAAACTTCCCGAACAGGTCTTTGAAGTAGCTACTCCTCCGACGATACTCCCTCAGCACCGCCCGAGAGCGGCTCAAACTCAAGGTCTTCCTCCCCGTCGGCCCCCTCGGCAAATGGCTCTTCCTTCAGATACCCAATCGATGAAATGGGGGCCCAGTAAACATTACCACCATCCACAACCTGAATGCCGGGGGTGTCAATGCCGCACACGCTTCTCAGCTCATGCGTAATTACAGTGTGGCGGTCTGCGGCGATAACCCTCGTGCCGCGAAATCCAGCAAGAAACCTTATAGCAATGATTCTTCGCATTTTTTCACCAAGTACGGATTGTACTGCATCATCCATTTGGGCTCAAGGTATTTTGATGCCTTTGTCTGATGCGTATAGTAAATTTTCCTCTTCCCAAACCATGGAAACATGCTTTTCAGAAGGGCAGTTGCAATTGCTCTGCGCCTGGCCCATTCCTTGACGAAGACAAAGTGAACCACGTTCCTCTCCGGATATCCGCAAAGGTAACCGAAAATCTGGTCTTCGTGGTCCTCATGGCATGCAACAATTGTCTCGTCCCTTGCGACGAGCGCCTCAAGGACAGTGCGTTTATGCCGCCTAAATTCCTCCGGGTCCATTCTATCAAACGGAGGAGAGCGCCTGATGTGGTTGCACCATGTGTTGAACACGCAAGCAATGTCCACCCGCCCATTAAATGGCCTAATCCTCACCCAAAAGCCTCCTGGCCTCTGTTTTTAATTCCTCAAAGCCCATTGTCGCAATGTCGTCTTCCGGCGGCCCGTCTTCACGGGCCTGCTTAATCACTGCCATCTGCATCTTGCAAAGCTTGACAATGGCCTCTGCCCGCTTTGTGTCGCACTTTCCGTCCCAAACCAGCTTGGTTGTGCGAGAAATCATGTCAGCAAGCTCCTCAAGCGTCTGCGGGGGCCTTATCTCGCCCCCCATCTGCGCATCATACCTGGAGCCGCCCCTCTTGCGAGCCTTAGCTGCCTGCTTAGCCCTGTCCGGGTCATGCATGAAGCAAAACGGCGAGTCCGCCCCTGCGAATGCGCCGCAGGGGGAACCGTCAGGCTTTACGAATGCGCACTTTGGCAACTACTTCCCCTCGTGCATGGCAGCCATCAAAATCCCATAGCCCGCAATATCGCGTCCGGGAGATTCGCCCATTGGATCCGCCCCGTTATGAGAAGCAACGCGAAATAATTTATCAAGAATACGCACAACACAAAGAAGGTTTCTGTAGCTAGCTTTGCTAACACCGTCTGGCCAGAGGACCTCAAGAATTCTGTGGACTCTTCCAAAGCTGTCTCCATATGCAAGCTGCTTCTGGTCTACCAGGCGCCCAACGTCACAGCCAAGCCGCTGGTAAAAATCTGTATACTCGCTATTTGTCGTATCGCTTCCTGTCATGGTGCTCCCTACAAAGCCAAATTACGTCGAGCCAGCACTTCGGGTGGTACGTCCAGTGGTGAGCCTGTGTTGGAGTCTTCCCGCACTTAACCATATTCCTTCCCACAAGCGTTCTGGCCTGACACGGTAATGGGGTCAGCAGACCCCTCTTAATTGCGATTGCTACCGCCTTCCTCGCAGCCTCCCTTTGGGGGTCTTCTCGCCTTTCTTTTCCTCTCGTGCGCCGTATGGGGGGAGAGGGCTGACTGATCGCCCTTCTGGGGTTACCCTCAGTGCCAACTTCCCGAACGCCAGCATCTGGAAGTTGGTCTTCCCCATAAGCTCTTTCATCTCCCTCTTGGCCCGCTCCACGGTCTCGTCGTAGCCGCATGTCGGAGAAGGAGTCAACATCTTTGACGCGTCCAACGTCCACATCGTCTTCTCTGGGCAATTCTCGTCTCCGGTCACCACGGGGTGCTCTTCGGAAGCCACGCGGCAAGACCGGACGGCTTCGCATTATGGCCAGGCTTCCCGCCCACGAGATTGAAGTAGCCACCCTCACGACCAGGCGCAAAAAAGTTTTTCGCGGGTGCCTTCTTCAGAATCCTGGCGCTATGGCCAGGATTGACACACGCAAACTGCCAATACGTGGTGCGCATAACCTCATATGCGTCAGTAGGAACGCTTGCGCGTCGGCCCCGGAGGGTGCTACCAACCGTTAACAAGCTCCACGAACTCGAGTCAAACACAAAGGTGTCGAAGCGTTTCTCGGGTTTGTAAAAATGGACAGTTACCGGGCCAGCGACAGTGGTAACAAGCCGTGGCGCGTGATCTCCGTAAGTAATAGCGGTATCCGGCGACCCGCCCTCGCGGGCAATCCGCGAGGCCGCCGTGATAATGTCATCATCAAACGAACGCGCACTCGCATCAACCCGAATCCCTGCGAGGCGGCGAGGGTCTACCGACCTATCAATGCCCCACAGGGTGTCACGCGGCGTGGGCGCCTTCGCCGGCACCCACTTGTCAATGCCAACACCATCCGCATAGTCACCAACGCCAAGGAATGAATCAAGGATCGCCATGCCATGGTCGTGGGCGGACCTTTTTGCGAAACTCTGCAGGATGCTCGACAGGCGATCACTCACAACGCAAGCCAATTGTCCGGTGATCTCCAGCGCCGAATGGCACTTGCTCCTCTTATCTATCACCCACCTTGGTGCCGGCGCACGGGCAAGTGCCTGAGCGACGGCAAACGTGGCGCTGCGACCGGGGAAGCTGTTGGCAACCGGGAATCGGTACTGCTCACCAACAAACCTCTGTCGAGTCAGCCCCACCAGGGCCGGTGGGAAAGCAATTTCACACTTGATGCTTTTGACAGTGTCAGCAAACACGCCGTAAGACGGCCTCGGCGCCTCTACGCCATATACCCCATATACCCCATATACCCCCTTCGGCGCCTTGCCGAAGCTTTCTGGGTTCGCTGTAACCCCGGGTCCGGTTGATGGCAACTCTGCGTACAATTCGCACGCGGGGTTGCTGCACTCGATGCTGGTAAACAGCTCTAGTGCATTATTTCCACATTTTGGACATAGGCTCATGGGCCTCTCTCTCTCTCCAGCTGTAATCAGGACGATGACCGGAACGGCCTCACCTCAATGCCGCCGCAGCCAGGCCGGCCATTGTGGCAATGAATAGCGCCAAAAAGAATATGATTACGGCAACGGTGCATAGCACCACGCTCACAATTGGCAACACGATAAATGATGCCAACACCAGACTACTCGTCATCGGAGTCTTCGTCATCGGAGTCTTCGTCAGGTACGCCGGCAGATGTAGCCGCCTCGGAGGCGTAATTTCCGGCAACGTTGGCCATCGCATTCAGTACATCCTTGATACAGTTGTCATCCACACTGCGAGCCCCAAGGCCCGCCAGCGCCCTCTCTACAGCCTTGTTCATATCCTCCATAAAGTCACCCAACTCAACAAACACTGCCATCGATCTCTCCCTTTGCCAACTTCTCTTTGTACCACGAAGGTAGGCCTCTTCCAACCCCGCGTTTGATGGTCTTGATGAAATGCGAATACAACCTGTCCTTGATAAAATCTGCCTCCTCGGCCTCAAGGTCGAGGTGCAGCTCTTTGATCAACGCACCGATATCGCTTTGGTCTCCGGTGAGCGAGCCGTCGTCCCTCAGGTGCTGAACCGCCTTTGTGAACCTGGCCTCTGTGCTCAGTGCATCGACAAGGCCAAGTACGACGTCCCCCTGTGTGGGATTGCGCTTCCGGTAGCCAGCCCTGTGGCGCTCCTTGAACCCCTCAGACACGAGCTTTGCCATCTTGAGTTTGCCTGTGTCTGGGTCAAATCGGTCCATAAACAGCGGCTTAACCACAACACCTTCAACCTTGCAACCTCCAAGAACGCTCTCCGTGTCAAGCAGGCGCACGAGGTCGTCGTGGCGCATGTTGCCAGCGCCCAAGACCGGGACTGGCTCAAGGCCGAACTCGGTGGCTAGCCCCATCCCGCCCCTGGATTTCTCGTCTGTGTTCACGTAATTGTGTAGGCCGGCATCTGCGTTCAACAGTACCAGAAAGCCGTTTGGCGTCCGGTCGTATTTGAGCGTGTTATGCTTTGGGCGACAAATCGCTTCGCAACGAAACGTCCATCCGTCGTATCTCCTCGCAGCCGAGGCTGCGGGCGAGAGGAGGTAGTCAATTGCGGGCCTAAAGTTTTTGTCCTCTGTCGTGATTGACACTTCCACCCTGCGGCTACGGCAGCAAAGCTCTCCATCTCGCCAACCAAAACTAAATTGGCTTCCGTCAAGCTTTTCTTCAACAACGACAGGTCCGGCCAGGATGTCGGCCACTGCTCTGTGGCCGAGCGCGTAAACCTTTCCGTATCCACTGATTTTGTTCATTTGGCTCCAGCATTCTTCGGGACCGTTGCGGACATCATACCGTTGTACATTTCCCTGAGATGCGAGGTGTGGACTGCGCAGCCGACTGTGAGCATTGGGTTATTGTAGCGGTAGGACACGATTCCAATCAGATGCCCATACTTGTTGAAAAGAGCACCACCGCTGCTACCAGAAATGATAGTAGCATCAACACAAATTCTGCGCCATCCCGCGTCCAATGTGACATAATTGATAGTCCCCCCACTCATGGTGCCAGGCCTCCCGCCGGGCGAGCCCACAATCACGATGTCCTCGCCAGCCCTCGGGTCCGTCGGCGCAATGGCCACTGAGCGTGCGCAGCGCCCCGGCCAGGAGACCAGGGTCAGGTCCGCGACCGCGTGGTCCACTACCCGGGTTACGACCGGGTAGGAGCCGTCTGGGAGCCTCTGGTAGGCCCTCAGGTGGCTGGCCATGAGGTGCTTGGCCGTGAGGGCAAACGAGGTGTTTCCTACGCAGCGTATTGTTACGGCACTGCCGGCTACGGCCCCGCTATCGTATGCCAGCGGCACTACAGCGTGTGTAGCAGGCCACTCAAACGTGGCCGGTGCTAGTGGTTTATGTGGGCAGCATGCGTACAGGGCGCATGCTGCCAGGAGAGAGACTAAAATACGCATGCTGCGCCACATTTTATACAAATATCGGAGATATGGTCACCGGCGTCACTTGGCTTACATCCAACGATGCTATAGCTATTGTCAACGTCGATGTCGATTAGCGGAGGCCCATACCCGTTATACACCACATCACAGCATTCACCGCTCACAATATCGTATGTTTCCCACCGGTTTCCTCCGCAAAATGGGCAGGGCCTTGATGAAAGTGCGTTTTTTGGCAGAAACTGTTCTGTTTTCGCGTCCATAAGAAAAGGTTAGCTCAAACCAGCTCACAAACCAAGAAAAAGTAACTATTTTTCTCAAAATGTAAGCCAAATCACACAAAAAGTGACAGCTGACCCTGTAAAACGCCAGAAAGTTGTGTACCTGAC